CTTTATGCGTGGTGATGATTTGGACACAGTATTCGATTCATGGAATGAGGGGCGCGAAGATGTTACAGAGATTGAAACTGTAATCATTCTCGACAATTCAGGTTCTATGAATGGCAATAAAGCGAATCAGGCTTATCGTGCTATGTATGCGATTAAGTCTTCGCTCGACCGCATTGGTGCTAAATGCTCGGTGATTGTTTTCAATAGTGAAACAACAACCTTGTATGAAGCACATGAGAAGGCAGGTAACTCAATTCGCAACTGTGGAACGACAGGTGGCACAGAGCCCGAATACGCCGTTCGCTATGCGACTAAGTTGCTCGCTGAATCAGATAAGCCTGTAAAACTTTTCTTCGCCATTACTGACGGAGAATGGTCTAATACAGAAGTGTGTGATGATGAAATTAAAAAGTTATCTCGTGCTGGTGTATTAACGGCTTTCGCATACATTCCTGAAGCGCATGAAGACCGCGTTGTTCTCGACCATAAGAAGGCGCACTTCTGTAATGTGGCTTCAGTTGTTCACAATCCATTCGACCTTGTTGGTATGGCTCGCACAATCGTAAAGAACGCGATTGCTAGTCGAGTAGCCAACACATAGATGTCACTCTCTAGGTGACAAATGTGGGGCGTGTTAGTTACGAGATTCGCACGCCCCACATTCCAATAAACAATTACAAACGATTAGAAAGCGAATACAAAAAAATGAAATCATCAGAACTATCACTTGGACATGACTACGCAGTTATTCCGTCATGGGAATACTCATCACATGATAAGAAAGACCCGACTCGTGTTCAGAAACAACATGTTGCGAAAGCACAACTTGTATCTCTCACTAAGTATGAATACAAGGTCTATCGTGGCGAAAAGGCAGACGACCCTGAGTTCGTTAAAGCACAACAGGGCTCACGAACTGTTGGCTATCTTGTTAAGTCTGATAAGTGGGCAGGTAGCGGTCACACAGAGATTTATTGGCTCGCTAGACCACAAGACATTGTTGCTCTTTGGGGCGTTGTAGAACCGCGTTGGGCAGAAGAAGAACGCCAAGAACAGGAACGCCAAAAGCAACAAGAACTAGAACAAAAACGGCGTGAAGAAGAACGCAAACTCTTGGAAGAAAAGCGTGTGCGTTACGAAACTTCAACTCGTGAAGCGTTGCGTTCTATTATCGGTGCGAATCGTGTAACTGAAAAGTCAGTTCAATTCAATACACGCTTCTCAGATACACACGCAACAGTTGAACTTACAACTGATGTATTCAATCTTCTATTGGAGAAGGTTCTCGAAGCGAAAGACTTGGTGGGCTAATGACAACTTCAACAATCACAACTCGTGACGAAGCGTTCTACTTGGAACGCTTCAAGCGAGCAATCATTAACGGCACTTACATAAATGGTCGAATCGTTGATGAAGATTTCTATTGTGAACTTTACAAAGGATTCGCAATCGTTAATTGGAAACGCACATACACACGACCTGACGGCACAACCGCAGACAATCATTCAGCGTTCGTGTGGGAGATTGGTGGCACATTCGACCACTTAACAGACCTTAATTGGGTGAGTCAGGGCGCGGTCACATGGGGCTATGGTGCTGACACACTTGATAAGTCACTAAAGAAGATACGAAAGAAACTCGACACACTCGCATTGTTGTATCCACGCAGAGATGAACTTCGGGCTCTTTCTGTTGTTCGTGTGCCAAGTATTTCTTACAACGCAACTTCAGTATTTAACGCAAAAGTTGGAGATGTTGTTGCGATTCGCGCCTTCGGTAGAAGTCGCGCTGGAATTGTCATTAAGACAACAGGAAGCAGATTCGTTGTTGGATACATGACACCTTCTAATCAAACTGATGTTCATTACAAAATCCTTCCACTTAACTATCTGTATCCAAAGGAGTAATCATGGCTACCAAACTAACTCGCAGAGGTTGGATTGTTCTTGTAATCATTCCTGCCATTCTCTTAACAATCTTTATGTCATGGGTGACTCGTGATGTCTGCTATGTCGGTAACAAGCCATACGCAAACGCTCTCGGTTACGGCTCATGCCAAAAGATGATTGACGAAGTTGTGGGGGTGAACAAATGAAAAAGGTGACAATTCAATTCGAGTTCCCTAATAAATACGACCATGACGAGATTGTTAGTGAGATTAACGGCTCACTAACTGACATGAATCAGGAACTCGCAAAACAAGTTACTTACACAATCTTGGAAAGGAAATAATCATGGGTTATGTAGAGATTGTTCGTGTTACACCCGACCAATTAACTAACTGTGATTCATGCCAGCAAGACGGACTTACTTCATCAGGTCGCTACATTGACGATTCATACGGCGTTCCTGTGATGTGGTTCTGTTTTAATTGCGTGAACAAGGTTCTTAACTAGGAGAACTAATGAATACAAAAGTATGTAGTCATTGTAAAAGTAAAAAGCCATTGACTTCATTCAACAAGAAGCGTTCTAATCGTGGCGTTGTCGGCAATACACAACCTTATTGCCGACCATGCCAAAGCAAGCGACAAAAGATTTATTATCGCAAGAACACGAACGCTCAATTACAAAGAATGTATCGCAATCGAAGACGGCGTAAGACCGAGATTCATGCGTTCCTAGCAGATTACTTTGCGAAGAACACTTGCGTTGATTGTGCCAAAAAGAAACTTCGCATTAAGAAGTTACTCAAAGGCAAAGTTCCTACTTCTACAATCAACCAAATAATTCAGATTACGGATTCCGACATTCGCGCTTTGACATTCGACCACTTACATACAAGGGGCGAAAAGGAATACACAATCGCTGACATGATTCGTGACATTCAACCATTACACAAGATTAAAAAAGAAATACAAAAGTGTGTAGTGCGTTGTCATAACTGTCACGACATTATTACTGTGAAGCGTGCTAAGAATTGGAGATACCACGCTTACAAAAAACTAACTAAGTAACCGACTTATCAGGTGAGAGTCAAAGCGATTGACCTTCGTGGGTTTCTTCATTCCCTGCGAACCTAATCAACGCCAAAGAGCAACCATGACCTTTCATGGGGCTTAGTAACTCCTTTCGACCATGAAAGCGAGTTGTATCTGCTCTCACCTGATTTCCAATAACGAAAGGAGAATTAAGTGCCTAACTATTGCTACAACAGTTTAACAATCACTACAAAGACCCCAAAGCAATTCGCAAAACTAATTCAGGGAATTACAAACGATTCAGAACAACCCTTTGACTTCAATCGAATAATTCCTATGCCCCAAGAACTTCTTGATTCACCTTCACCTAATAATGTGAATCCAAATGAACTAATACAAAAGTATGGATTCCCTAGTTGGTATGAATGGCGTTGTGCGAAGTGGGGAACTAAGTGGAACGCTTCTGATGTTGTGATGAACTTAGAAACTCCCACAGAAGTTCACATTAGTTTTAGCACCGCATGGTCACCGCCAATACCTGTAATTGAAACACTCGCTAAAAAGTATCCATTCGCTGATGTAACTCTGTCGTATGAAGAAGAAGGCATGTCTTTTCATGGCGAGATTGGATTCTCAGAAGGAAAGTTCTTATTCCAAAACGAAGGGGAGATAGATTGTGAATGGCGTTGGGAACACTACGGAGAATGTAATTGTGAAACAGATTGTGGAATCTGTGATTGCGAATGTGGTTGTTCACAGAATACAAAACAAACGATTTGTTCGAGTTGTAACGAGAACGACCACCAAAACAATAATGACTTACCCCAATACAAAAGTTCAGAAAGGAAATAAAAATGACTTACATTAAACGATTGCCTTCGGCACAACCCAAGAGGGCAACTAACAATCCTGTTTTCAATCTCAAAGTGCCTGTATCACGAAAGATTGACGATACTCCATGTCAAAAGAACGACCCTGAGATTTGGTTTCCTAGTGGAGAAACTTTGCCCGAAGACATTGAAAAGATTTCAACGGCAAAGTCATTATGTTCACAATGCCATGAATCAACTAAGTGTCTTTCATTCGCAGTAACGAATCGGATTCGTTATGGGATTTGGGGTGGCACTACCGAAGCAGAGAGATACAAACTGATTCGCAAAGCAGAAAGGAATAAGAAGTGACTCCAAAATGCGAATGTAAAAAGGTTCACAACTTCTTAGATGTTTATACAAGCGACAAGGTTGGAATCATTATTAAACAAAGGTGGCATAAGTGCTTCTATTGTAAGAAATACAACCTTTCTAAATGGATTCGCTTACATGAAGCAAGGTGCGACATAAGGTGGAAGGAGTATGTGGCACAATGAAAACTTTTCAATTACTTCTCAACAGTAGAACAGGTGTCTTCAAGATTCACCAATCTGATTGTGATTGTAAAAAGAATCCAAAAGAACACATTGACTACTTCGATACTCTTGATGATGTATTCGATTGTTACTTAATGAGAACTCGTGCCTTCAATGGTTGGCAAATAAAAAAATGTAAAAAGAAAAAGGTGACTCATGGTAAATACATTCCTTCCGTATCCTGATTTCGTTAAGTCGGCTCAGGCTCTTGATTACAAGCGATTAGGTAAGCAACGCGTTGAAGCGTGGCAGATACTTCGTGCGCTTCGTGGCGAAACGAAAGGTTGGCGTAATCACCCTGCCACTAACTTGTGGCGCGGTCACGAGAAGTTGTTATGTGAATACGGAATCGCAATCTGTAATGAATGGATTGCTCGTGGTTACAACGACAACATGCGTGAACGCTTCGTTGCGCTTCACTCAACTTATCCTGATTGTGAATTGCCAAAGTGGTTCGGCAATCCAAAGTTTCACAATTCGCACATGAGCAATCTCAATCGTAAAGATTCAACTCACTATCACTTCAACATTACGAATGACTTGCCTTATGTGTGGTTCAACAATGACACGCAACAACTTTATGTGAGAGAAGAAGATGAAACTCAAACTAAAAAGAAAGCGAAGGTTAAAAAGTGACAGGTTCAGAATGGATTACAAACGACCAACTCGCAGAAATAACAGGGTTGAAGTATTCAACTCTTTACACTTATCGAAGAAGAAACACCCTTCCCGAACCTGATACATACATTGGAAGAACTCCTGTATGGAAAAGAAAAACAATCGAAGAATGGAATCTCAATCGAAAACAAACTGAGATTGTGATTGAAAACGAAAACACATAGCGGAATAACTCAATTCGTCTAAGCACTTAGTCACTATGTGAGCCCTCATTCTCAATCGGGAATGGGGGCTTTTTTATGCCCTCTAAGTTACTCGTCAGTAGAGGGGGCTTCGGATTTGACCTAGATGTTACTCGTCAGTAACTTAATCATCAGTAAGTTACTCACGAGTAGAGGGGGCTTTTTCGTGGCGTATGTCGTCAGGCGTGGGTCGAGATTCACAGGCTATTACCGCAGGGGTTCTAAACGCCTGTCTGCTGGCACTTGGGGCTCTTTCAAGGAAGCGCAGTATCACGCACTACGCATGGAGAATGGGGGCTCTGAGAGCCCTTCTAGGGCTAATTTGACCCTCTCTGAGTATGCCGAGAAATGGCTTCTAAGGGCAGAATTACTCCCTATTACGAAGAAGGGGTATGAATCCCTTTGGGGAAGGTATCTAAGCCCTCAAATCGGCTCTAAACGAGTTTCTGAGGTATCCACGCTTGAAGTCCGAGAACTCTTGGGCGAACTGAAGGCTCAGGGGGTCGGAAACGCCACAATCGCCCAAATCAGGGCAATCTTGGGCTCTCTGTATAAATGGCTCATAGAGCAACAAATCGCCCAAACCAACCCAACTCAGGGCATTAGGGTCAAGGTGGGCAAATCGGACATTTCAGGAATTGTCGAACCCGACGAGTTCAAGAAGATAGTTACTCACTTGCCGACGGAAGGTGCGAAGTTACTTGCCAAGTTCCTAGTCGCGTCAGGCGCACGCTTTGGTGAAGCAACCGAGATTCGATTAAAAGATTTTAATTTCAATACAAAAGAAGTTTTTATTCAGAGGCGTGTCAGCGAGTTGGGCAAGAAGCGTAACAATGGAGAAAGATTCCTAGTCGTTGATGCCACTAAGTCGGGTTACAAGAGGTCTGTGGTGTTACCGCAGAGCCTATTACAGGAGATTCAAGCCTATGTCAGGCTAAATCGTATAGGGAAAGATGACTTAGTCTTTGAGAAAAGCAAAGTCATACCAAAAGATAAACTAAAGAATTCTCGTGGCACAGAAAAGTCTTCACGACCATTCGTGAAAGACGGAAAACTGTTCCAACATGGCACGCTCAGGGCTTACGCAAGTGGGTCTTGTAGGTGTGACGATTGTAAAGCGATAGTTCGAGAGTATCGAAGGTCGCAAAGAGCAAAGTCATACCAAAAGGGTGAGGTCATACTTGATGAACCGAGTCACCTGCCACGAGATACATGGAGAACCATTTGGAACAAAGCAATAGCCAAATCAGGAATGGGTTGGAATCCACGAACTCACGACTTACGGCATGCGAACGCAACGCAGTTGTTAAAGAACGGCGTTGATGTCCATGAAGTAAAGGAGAGGTTGGGTCACCAATCCATAAAAACTACCGAACGCTATTTACACCGCGTTCGACACCAGAAATCAGAGGCGAGTGAAGTTGTCAATGACTTTCTGGGCTAGGAGAACTGATGAAACTAGAAACACAAAATCGGTTAGTGGTGCTTGCTCTATCCACCGCGTTCCTCTCAGGGGCGTTTGGAATAGGTCGAGTAACTCCTGCCTTTAGTCCGACTAAAGCAGAAGCACTAGTCGTAGAGCAACAATCCAACGACAAATTGCTTGCCAAGTTCGAGAACTCTCACAAGTTGAGCGATACCGAACTAGTAGTCCTACTCAAAGCGGTGGGCTTCGAAGGGCAAGACCTACGAGAAGCATGGGCAGTTGCGAAGAAAGAATCATCGGGTAGACCGCTCGCACATAATGGGAACGCCTCAACAGGCGACAACTCATACGGCTTGTTTCAGATAAACATGCTAGGAGAGTTGGGAGAAGACAGGCGAGCAAAGTTTGGATTGGATTCCAATGCCGAACTGCTAAACCCTGTGGTCAATGCTCAAGTCGCTTATCACATGAGCGATGG